AGGCTTCATCAGAAGCTTTATCCCAAGGTAAGTCCAGCCCCTCACGATTAAAATCATTGAGCATCAAACTTAGAATTGGGCTGGTGTTATCTAACACTGTGTCAAGTGTTTCCATTAGGGATGCTTGCACACCTTTGCTAGAAAACATAAGAACTGGGGATTCTGCTCCACGCATACGGTCAGTGTTAAAGAACTTGTCAATCATCTGACGAACGGTTGTTCGTGAAACACCAGCGTCTAGTAGAAGCTTGATTGTTCTGCGGAGAATGTTCATGTCCTGAAAAGAATACGAACAAACCATTACTGATCTGGGATGGTACACAAAGTAACTAGCCAAGTCGTTTACCTCTGGTCGAGGTTTACGTTTTACTGGTTCTTCAACCTTTGCTTTTTCGTTTACGTCTGCGCCAAGAATCATATCCTCTACCTTATCACGAGGGCCATCGGCCTTCTTTACGGTTTTATTACTATTACTCTCTATTATTACTATTTCTCTAGAGATCAGCGCTTTTGTTACCTGTGCTGGTGTTATGTTCATTTTGATAGGGTCATGGGTGACCCTATCAGGGGTAGTGGGTAGGGTCATGGGTGATCCTATTGAGGGGGTTGTGTTGGTGGTTGATAGGGTCATGGGTGACCCTATTGCTGGTTGTGTGTAGTTAATAATGTAAGTGTTTGGCTTTGGTTTTTGTCGTAATTTTGTTGTGATTATTTGTTGCTCTGAGAGCCATTTGAGTGATCGTTTTACAGTTTCTTTTGAAGTGTACGATGCATCAGCAATCTCTTGAATGGACGCCGAAACAGATTTGTTATGGATGTGCATCATTGAAACAAGGCATGTTAAAACCTGCAGATCGCGTGGTTGACCATGCTTAAAAATGAGGGGCACTGCCCACTCAGGGACTGCTAAAAAGCGTCCACCAAAAACGTTACTGGTTCCCATTGGACTAGTGATCATAGCCCACTCAAGTCACCTCCACAACCCCTCTTCAAAAATGATACGATTTGTGGTGACAAATAACAAGGAGTTTTTATGAAAGATTTAGCCAAGTCGCTCAAAGTGTTAGTGTCTGATGTAGTTACATTCTACTTTATGGCACATGGTTATCACTGGAATGTGGAGGGCCAGGACTTCAGCCAGTACCATTCATTGTTCTCGGAGATTTACGAAGATGCATACGGGTCAATTGACCCAATTGCTGAAAACATTCGTAAGTTGGATGATTATGCTCCCTTTAGTCTTCAAAAATTCCTTGATCTAAGAACTATTGATTTCAAGGATGTTCAACCTAATCCTAAGGCAATGGCTAAGTCATTGCTAACAGCAAACGATTCTCTTCTTGTATCTCTTAAAGATACCTTTGAAGCTGCTATGAAAGCCGATGAACAGGGTATTGCTAACTTCTTGTCAGAGCGTATTGACATGCACCAAAAATGGGCTTGGCAACTTCGAGCCTCAACCAAGTAAGGAGCCGACATGGTAGAAAAAAAGAAAGCCCCAGCTAAAAAGACAGCCGCTTGGTCTCGTGCCGAGGGCAAAGACCCCAAGGGTGGTCTTAACGAAAAAGGACGTAAGTCTTACGAGCGCGCAAATCCCGGCAGCGACCTTAAGCCTCCGGTAAAGAAAGAACAGGCCGCTAAGTCTGAGAAGTCAGCAGCGCGTCGTGATTCTTTCTGTGCGCGTATGGAAGGCATGAAAAAAAAGAACACTTCATCAAAAACAGCCAACGATCCTGACTCCCGTATTAACAAGTCCTTGCGGGCTTGGGATTGCTGAAGGGGGGTAAGTATGTGTGCAGCATGTGGATGTGGTTTAAAAGATAAGAAGGACCCCGGTTACGGCAAGGGTCCCGCAAAGAAGAAAGCAGCGCCAGCTAAGAAGGCAGCTCCTAAGAAAAAGTGAACTCACTAATTTAGTAGTAGTTACTACTGAATAACAAAAGGCCCCCGCAAGGGGGCCTTTTGCTTGGTTTGGGAACCGTATGTGAAGGACAATACTACTCGTCCGATTGACTATCTACAACTAAATTCATAATCTTTTTCAAAAGATCTTTGTTCATTCCAAAGCCAAGTTCAGTACCGTCATTGAACAACAACAGTATTGATCCAATTTCAATGTCTTCTTTGACCTTTGTTGAACCAGTCAAAGCGTCAATTGCTTCCTCTTTGTTCTTTACCAGGAACCCAGCATTAGCTGCCATTCTTTTTACCGAAGCAGCTGGCATAATTTCAAGAGTTTCTCTATCAAAGCTAGTTACATCTAAATCAAGAACCTTGTCCAGATGCTCCTCCATTTCAGATGCCTCTGTCACTGACAGGGTTATTTCACTTTGTTCTGGCGGGTCAACTACAATTGGGCACAAACCATTAGTAAGTTCTAATGATTCAAGGCCACGGTTAATTGTACTAGTGGCAAGGTTTAATGAACGCTCAGGATTAGTTTCATCCCACATGATTAAAGCAATCCCAGGCTTACAGTCAACCAAAAGATCAATTACTGTGGAATCTACATCTTCTACCAAAGTTACATTTAAAGCATTTTTACTTAATGCTTTTGGAAGTGGGCGGCCTTCTGAAGAAGCAACTATCTCGTAGTCAATCTCATTGTCTAACATCCAGTCATATACACATTCCATTGATGGGGAAATTGTCTTTGAACCGTACCAGGGGACTACGAAAGCATGTTTTGCAATATCATTAAGTGAAGCATTAATTACTTCCTTGGGGACACTTGCTCCACCAAGAATTCCGTACGTATTTGTCTTTGCCATAACGCTCCTATCGAAGACTCTTGCGGTGTGCAGCATCTCCACTAAGAGTCAATAGGCGGAGTGCTGAATGCACTGTACCAGATAAAGCTGCAATTGCAGCACCATCTACAAGTATATTATCTGTGTCTATGGCAAAACACGAAATATAGGATAGGGCTATTGAGGCCAATATTTTGACCCAAGGCATTGCTTCTTTTGGCAACAACGAGTCAATAAGTTGTAGCACTTTATATACAGCTAGTGAAGCTATTACTAAGCTCATGTATCTCCTGGTATCTTATCGTATGTAATAGTATACATATAATTTGGTGTTTTTACAATGTTACCAACTGTTGGTTTGTAATATCCATTGCTGTATAGAGTGCCAGAAGAAATAGTTTCTTTAACTGGAAGCAAGTCTTTTAATAACCTAGAAACTACCTGGGTAGTTTTTTTCCAGTTAGTTGTATACACCGAAAAAGAATTATGGGGTGTTCCAAGCCATCGATAATCAGAGATACTTCCTGCAGAACCATTTCCACTCAGCAGCCATCCACCCTCAACAGTGTCTCCATCAAAATATGTACCAATAGAGTTTCTTTCTAGTAAAACATTACCAAAATCAGAATATGAAATACTTTGGTTGTTGTAGTTAGTATTGTACTCAATGGTTAATTTTGCTGGAGTGTAGGTGGTTACTGTACTTGGTATTGTTATTCTCCAATATTTGGTTGTTCCAAATACCTGTGGAACAGAGTCAATTCCTAATAAACTGGCACTACCACCACCCACTCCACTTGCTGTATACATGGCAATATTGTTAATAGCCCCAGGAACATCTTTAGCTCCACCAGAAATATTAGGGATATTTATTGAAACATAAAAAACATCTCCGCCAATGACTTTTACGTCAGCGTTGGCTGTTTCTAAAATGTCATGAAGAACATTATTAGGATTAGTAAAACTTACCCATTTTTCTGTAGTTACGGTAGCTGAAGAGTAAACATCACTAGGACTACCACCCTCCACAGTGCTTGCTTGGGCTGTTCCTACTACTCCAGAGTCATATATAACAGCCGATTCATCAGCAGGTCCACCTGCATCTAATCCAGCTGCTACTCCAAAAACAAACCTAGGGTCTTTAACTAAGTTTACTCTTTGTGAGTAAACCTTAATAGTTTTATTGTTACCATCTATTTCTACGTTTGCGCCAATTACTGCTTCTAAAAACTGCTCAATAGAAGCACCTGTACCATTTTTCTTACGTGAGTTACTTACTATGGTAAGTAGGTCTCTAAGTCTTTGAGAACCAAGATCGCTTACAGTAACAGCTACTCCCAAATCACTAGCAATGTAATCTAGTGTTTCTTCATTTGCTACCCAAGGGTCTTTCATTGACATTGCAAAATCTAAAGTAGTTCTAAATTTGTCCAAATCCCAACCAAATACTGATAAGTATTTTTTAAGATCCCCAGTACCAATTTCATCTTGGTACTGGTAGTAAGCCGGTATCTTTGCATACAAGCTTTCTGTTGAACCATAATCTGATGGAACTAATACTTCAAGTTTTGATACAGGTTCATAGTAATCATCATTATCTGATCTATACCGAATAAACATAGTGTAATAGGCCCACTCACCTTCTACACCTGTATGTACAAATTCTTCAATTGTACGAGTTTCTATAAGTACAGAACCTTCTGCAATAGTGTCTGGGCACCCAAGTGGTGAATACACAATGTGTACTGAATATGGTTCTGCAGTTACACCAAGTTCATATAGTGTAAGGCCCCATTTTATAGTGACTTGTTTATATTCAGTTGAACTAGCCTCAAAAAATGCAGCATTTGAAAGTGTGTTACCTGCCGCAATAGCTGTACTTAGAACTGGGGCAGTTTGTACATTGTCACCTTTTATGTAGGTAGCAGAAGCAGAACCAGCATAGTTTTGTGGGCCTCCTAATGAAGCACCAATTCCACCAGCATAGTATTGGAGATACGAACCACCTTCAAATGACCCTCTTCTTATTGTAAAAGATCTACGTGCCATCTTATGAAGCTACCATCCCTCCAGAAAAAGTAACAGAAATAGAACCTTTTCTTATTAGATGTGTTGGATCTAGCACAGTAACTTCTGCATTGTCTGAGTTTAAAATTTGAAAATTTGATATTTCAATGTAGTCAACTCCATTTAAAGCCATAACTGCTTTATACACATCAGATTTTCTTATTTGTTTACCAAAATCAGTGGCGTCAAAAGATAATAAACCATCTATAGCGTTGTAAACACTAGCAGCTACTGAACTACTCACAAAACCATCTGAAACATAAACTTCAGCAGTTATGTTTAGTCTATTTAAAGTAATCGTGCTTGCTGCAATAGGGGTTACACCAAGCATTGAACGAGGGGTAACCTGGTTAACAATATCTGTTCTTAAATCAGTAGGAACAGTAATTGAATGCAAAGTGGTTGTTAAAAAGTCACTTATGTATGGTAACCCATACAGTATTACAGAAGCTCCGCCACTTGCTGATCCAGATCCTGGAGTATAAGTAGTAACTGCTTTATAAACACCATTTACAGATCTAGCAAGGTCTTCATAATCTTTTAGGGTCACAGCCCTATCTTGTGTTCTCATATAGGAAACTATATTAGACTTAAGTGTTTCCGCAGTTTCTCCATTAGTACCCCCAGAAGCTACACTTGAATCGCCAAGTGTTATATACGCAGGGGCTGTACTAACAATTGTTTTTATTAAATTACTTCCAATGTTTCCATCAGCACCAGAACTTCTAGTGTAGCTAGCTTTAATAGTAGATCCAGCAGGTGGTATATACCCATTAATTCTGTTACCAAAATTTAATTGCACTTTTCCAGAAGAAGATAAAACAACACTAAAACCCCTAGAGTTTTGGGGTATATCTTGAACAGTTCCATAGGGAATCCAAGTACCTTCTACACCCTCTTCAGTTACAGTAACCGTTATTGTGGTTGTATCTGCATCGGAGTTTGCTAGTATATAAGTTTGATTAGGAAGTCCAGTTGCTGCTGCTACAAGAGTTTCATCAATTACTCTAGTTCCTTCAGTAAGTGACACTTCAACAGTTTGACCAGGAGAAATAATAGCCTCATTGGAGGCATAGAAATTATAAGTAGTGTTGTTTGAAACAGCAGAAAACTTGTCTCCAACATTAATTGTGTATATGTTAGCTGAAGCAGAAGAACTATTTGCTATAAATAAAGTAGCTTCAGATGATCTTCTGCCACTTGGCTTATACCCAAACATATTTGCGTAAGCAATTAGGCTTTCACGTTGAGTTGCTGTAGTTATAAAAGCTTCTCTACCTGCCCTATCAATATAGTAGTTCATAATATCACCCATGTAGGACCATAGGTCAACAAACAACATACCAAAGTCTGATGGATCTCTGTCCGTCCATTCTGGGGCAACAATAGCAGCACGATTAAGCAGATCTTGTCTAATAGTGCTGTATGTTCTGCTGGCGTAATTAAATGCTGGGTCCATTGTTTAACCTACACAATCGTGTCTTCAGTAACTATACCTGGTATAGCTATCTTTATGGTACTACCTAGTATAGTCCCAATGGGTAATCTGTATGTAATGTATACATTAAGAATTGGATCAGAACTAGTAATCGAGGATGTATCAAAACGCATGTCTAGGATAGTAGCGCCAGATAGATTTTCTCCTAAATCCATCAAAGCTTCAACTTTTGCATCAAGTAATACTAGTTCACTTGGATATTCGTTAATTAACATGGAAATACTACTACCGTATAATGGGTGCAGTATTCTTGAGAATTTTGGAGTATTTAAAATACTTTCAATTTTTTGATTTATTATTGTAACAGTATCTTTAGTTACTTCAGTTTTTCCACCTACAAAACTAAATGGTGTTTTAAGTGTTTTCATAAAATCCTCTCAATTAAGCGCTTCCACCATTAACATTATTAATGGTTGTAGTGTCGGTAATGTTGCTTATTAAGTACACTTTGTTAAAGTTTTCTCCCTCAATAGCAACTATTATTTGATCGCCCTCTGTTGGTGGCCATTCTGAACCAACCGTAGTGGGTCTATGTACGGTTATAGTTTCATTTGCACCAAGAATTGATGGTATTTTTACGTGTACTTCTTGGTCCAATGCTCTGACTACAAGGGCTCGATATAAACTAATGTCTGAACTAGGCATATTGCATCACCTCAGCAGTTTCTGCTACCCAGTTATCATTTAATAAAAATGATGTAGGAGGATTTGAAAACCTTTTTGTTAAAGTAATTGTTGGTTTATCTTCATATTTAGAATCTTTAATTACTAAAAGTTCAGTTACATAGTTTTCTGATTTTACTAAATGTTTAACATCTGTTATATACCATAACCCATCAAAATCTGATGAATAACCTTTTAGGTCTATTAAACCACCAGGTACCGCTCCAGCACCATACATTACTCTTATTGTAGCGTTATATATGTAGTTACTCTTATCATTAAAATCTACAATTTTTAAACCTTCTTCTAATGAACTTGCTGAGTAATACAGTGGCTTTTTAAATAACTTAGGTGTACTGTTACCTGGATTGTAATCATCAGAATCCGAAGTAATAGTATGCACGTTGTTTTGGTTGTCTAATACAGTTACAACTGACTTACTTGCGTTTACTGAAGAAGAGATTCTTCCAAGAGTAGCTTCAAAATTAAGCACTGAAAATGGTTGGTTAGCTTGTGTTTTTGAAGAAGTAGTAGCTACATGATAAGAGGACATTCTTCCTGTTGCTTTTGACCTATCCCATATATGTAAATGAGTTCCATGTAATGTAAAAGATAAACCAAATGTTTTACATACTTTATTTAAAAAAGACCAGTCACTTTCAGTAGCCTGTACTAAACGAATAGGTTGATATGACTCTGTGGGGTAATCAATACTAAATCTATATCTAGAAGATATGTCATTAACAACATCAGTTAATGTAGGATAGTCCCATACCTTTGATCTTACTTCTTTCATTACAAATGAAGCACCCACACAGTAAAGTTTTGTTAATTGTATGGGGCTTTTATTTACAAAACCATCTTGGTTATTTGAAAAGGGTTCAGTATAAGAAATGTAACCATTAAAAGTTTGGCTTCTTCCATTAGAAGAACCCATAAAAAATTTAACTGGTGCCCCTATATAGTCTGTTACAGCTTTTGGAGAAATACCAGTCATAGTTATGACTAGAAGGTCATGTTTGTTTTCTGATAATGAAAGGTCGTACTCTAATACAGAGTTATATAAAACCTGCATATTGTTGATAACCAGATTTGTTACCCCAGCAAAATCATTTAAAGACTTAGATATCATAATGGTATCCGTATAAGAGTTCCAACTGGAATTTGATCAGGCCATTGAACCTGCGGATTAATATCCGCAATTTCCCAGTACCTTGATTGATCATTTAAAAATTTTATACTTAAATTCATAAAAGTCTCACCCTGTGTTGCTACATATACTTCATAAGTGGTAGCTATAAACTTATTTCTAGACGCAGTTTGACCAGAAGCATCAAGTGTATACCTATCTGTTGATAAATAAGTTGTTTTCATGAGGGAACATAGTCCAGTTTCAGAGTAACTGTAAAGTTAGTATTATCACCTTTTACTACAGAAACTTTCTTACCTATAGCGGAACCACCTGATTCATTGGGGCCCGCTATGTTATAAAAATTAGCACCTACTGTTACTACAACAAAATATTTATCAGATAAGTTATGAACAGGATCAACTAACTCTAGCAGTGAGTTAGGTAATTTACTATACAAATCAAATGGTATTGAGTTGTGACCCAAACCTGAATTGCTAGTTAATAGTGAATCAATCCACTCAGGATCACTAATCTCCCTATCTGGGTGAGTATTATTGTTTATAAACAACGCTCTGGCGGCGTTCTCATCATTGTATATCTCACTACCAGCGTATTCTAAAGTATCTATGAGTTCAAGTAGTCTAATTGAAACACTTTTAGCGGAACTATTTAGTGTGTCTATTGTTATAGAATGAGTTGCTTTATTGGCACCGTTGTACACTGGATCAAAATTGTTAAGTCCTAAAGTCATATTCACTGGGTTTTTACTAAATTTATCCCAATCATCCTTACTTCTCATTGCAAACCCTGTAGTGTATTCCCCAACTTTTAACGCGTCTGACGGAGGCTTAACTTCAGGTTTAGGTGATAGCTTGTCTTTAAAAGTGTTTGCTAACTGCTCACTAGCAAATGGACCATATATAAAAGAGTTTACTTTTAGATCAATAACCGGGTTGTCGCTATCCATCTTTTCAAATATTTCTGATTTTACAAGTGGTACATCAGACGGGGCATAACAAGGTCTTACTGTAATACCAGGAACACCAAAAGGTGTTGATAACGGATTATCAAAATCTAATAACACAGTATCATCATATTCAGCATATGGATCAGTACTAGTACCGACAAATGGTTTGTTGCCATTTGCGGACAGACTTTGGGATATAAGGTTTCCTGCACCGCCCGTTATTGCATATGGTCGATTGTACCAAAAGCCTTTAGTAGCAAACATCCAAAATGGTTGATATATCAGACCAAAATCTTCTTTGCCACCAAGAAATTTTGCCGAGGTAACTGATTGTGCAAAATTAGAAGTTGCCTCAGATATACCACCATCAGACAGTATTCTTGGATCAGCATTGTAACCAACTGTCATGTAGCCTAAGTGCTTGATTAATTTATCTCGTAAAGCTGATAAATTAGTATTGTACGTAGCTAATTCCTCATCATTTTGCTCTTTGGTTTCCTCTATCTGTTCAGTTATAAATGTTTTAGCTCTAGCAAAACCAATGTATATTGCTTGCATTTGTAAGTATACTTTACATTGTATTGGAATCATTTTTGCACTAAATTTTGTAAACAAAACATTTGTGTTCATTACAAAACCGTCAACCATAAACATTGGGGAAAATATAACTCTGCATGGTTGAGGTATCAAGAATGCAGAGTTTCCAACATTTAGCTCACTCATAAATTTAAGACCACCACCTGGATCAGTCTCAATTCCTGATAAAAAATCAGCAGTCTTTTTTGAGTTTAAATCTCTAAGATCATCGTCACCTTCTCCCCCTGTATACACGGTACCATCTGTATTTAAAGCTGTAAAAGTAGTAACATTACCATCGGTTGCTTCCGTTGCTTGAATATTTAGCTGTTTGTAGTTTAGGGAAGCAAACTTTTTTACGTCTCGTTTTAATTTAGCTAATTGAGCATCCATTAACTCAGAGCTAAGCCCCTGTCCAATTATTGAATAGAGTACACGTAAATCATGGAATACACCAACAGTTTCTGCAGAGCTAGGGTCTGGCATACCCGCGTTTTTTGGGTCAGTTTTTGAAATGTTAGTATTGACTTCCATACTTCTATCAAATATTAATTCAAAAGCAAATGTTGCATTACCAGCCATTGGTTGATTAAGTTGTGAAGGGTCTTGCAAGATTGGTAAATACATATCCTTTCTTGCTTCAATTTGATGTTGAATATCTTGTGGGTTAAATTGAAAGTTGCATCGTATATTTGGAAACTGGGCTAGGTTTCCACCTAGGTTTGTTGTTAAATTTCTAATAAAACCTTTTGGTAGTTTTTGGGTGTTTGGTTGTAGCTGACCATTTCTATTATTCAAAGAAACAGTTCTAGAGTTCTGAGGGTATAGACCAAACGGATTATTTGTAATGGTTTTAATTGCATCTGCATCTTGCCCAGAACCTGGTTGTTTATTTTCTAAAAATGAATAAAGATCATCATAATCCTTGTAACCAGCCATTACATACTCCTAAATTTGGTTATATTTGCTTCTTGTTCAATTAACTTAGCAATCTTTTTGGCCATAGACCTTAAGTCATACTCACTTACAGTACCACTATTACCTGTTGAAGTCATATTTATTACTGGTGAAATAGTTACAGTACTACCTTCATGGTAGGTACCACCTCCACCAGATGACCCAGATGATGAAAGCATAGGCGAACTAGGTATTGACATTGGTTGCATTGAAGAACCAGATACTGGATCTCCTACTGAACCACCCCACGCTCCCATCTTTTTACTCCAGTCTGTTATGGGTATAACTTCATCTAGCCCTTCTTTTCCATAACTATTTGCTATTCCTTGTACGTTTTTATCAGCAACAGCGTTATTCCAATCTGTAGTAACACTACCACGAAGGTGTGTTAACGTACCTACAGCTCCGGCTCCTGTAAGACGGGACAATACCTCCTGTAGTCTTTCCATAGAAGGGTCTTCTTCCATAAGAACTTTCATAATAGCTTCGTTGTTTTTTACATAATGATAAAGCGAGCTACTAACACCTTCTGTAAAACTGTCAAAATTTTGTACAGGATATTTGTTAGTTTTAACTTCTTTGCCATCTATAATCTCTGTGCCATTTATATTAAAATGTGTTTCAACTCTCTCTATTCCATCTGCTGTAAATCTATTATTATTAGAAACAACATTCCATGGGTTGTAGTTACCCCCCGAACCTTCTTTAGCTGATATAGCAGTAAGAAATTTAAGTTTATTAAGAGTAATTGTTGTTCCTAATCTATTTAAAAAAGATCTATTAAACTGGTTTAAGTTAACACCACCAAATTGAGCTAAAGTACTTGCATTAAACATATTAGCAGTTTGACTTCTAAACCCTTGTCCCGCACCTAGGCCACTACCCTTTAGAAATGCCTCCTCATATGACATAGCAGTGCTACCAAGAAATTGACTTACTGACATGTCTTTAGTCCATGCTAGTTGTATATGCCCAGGTTCTCCGTCTGCTTTACCAGATGACAACCCAAATCTCCATAAGTTTTGATTAACATACGCTCTGGCAGCTGGGTCTGATAAATCTAAGTCTGCTGCTAAACCAAGTTCATGTAATGAAGTTCCTGGTGCTGCTATAGGGGGATCTGAGTTGCCAGGTTTTTTCATCCAAAGTTGACCGTTATATCTTACTAAATTATAGTTTTTTCCATCAAAATCATCCTTATAATAAGGAAGTTTATAACCATTAGGCACTACCTGCATTCGTTGATTCCATAAAGTTTTTTGTTCTTCCGCAGATCTTCTACCACTAGCTAGTTTGATTTGAACGTTTCCGTTAGTTTCTGCGTAAGCTCTATTTGCTAGTCTTCTTATTGCTGAGTTAAGTGACCCATTTAAACCTGTTCCCGGGGCGGTATTTTCGTTACCCATAATGGCAGCATTTTCAGGAGTGTCAAAACCAGGTATATTAAAATGCTCTGGACCACCGTTTTGAGGTGTTCCACCCATTCCTGAACCACTAGTAAGTGTTTCTTTCCTAGCACCACTACTTGTAATACCATAAGTTTTTATTAGATCAGCTAAAAATTGTCCCCTGGGGTCAGGTCCAGAAAAACCACCAATAGTGTTAGGGTAACTTAAACCTAAATCAGTACGTGGTGGAGTAGTTACTGGAGGTGTAGTACCACCGCCACCGCCACCGCCACTAGGTATAGTAGTAGTAGTAGCGTATATATCATTAATATCATCTCCAATATACCGGCTATTGCTCGGACGAGGATCTCCAAGTATTCCACCTATTGAACTGAGCAGTCCACCAACTATAGGTATGTTACTAAGCATTGAACCAACACCACCAAGTATTTTTTGAGCCACACGGCTACCAGTTCTTGCACTAATAATTGGGGCCATTACCTCTTCGAGCTTTGCCATAGCATCTGTAAGTCTTTGTGTTTGGCGTTCTAACTTAGCGTAAGAACCAGCTTGGTCTTGATAGAACTTTTCATCTCTTTTACCGCGCTTACGCTCAGTTTCTTCTGCTTCCATAGCAAAGGTATCATCAATACCCATTCTTTTACGATCAGCTTCTTTGGTTGGATCGTATGATCCTTTTCCACCTTTTTCACGAAAGTTAACGTTAGCTTGACCATATTGGATAACTTGATCTTGCAAATCCCCAGATACCCCCATAGCCGAAAGTGTTGCTCTGGTAACAGAACCAGGGGCTATTGCGGATTCAGCTATGTTTTTATTATCTAATCCTGCTCTTTTGGCAAGTCCTTGAATTAAGGATTGAGTACTTTTTTGCTTACCACCTGGGCCAATCAAGCTCATTCCGGTCATCATAAACATCTTATTAACGGTTTCTGGAGCAGCTAGGCTTTCTATGATACTTGAAGCTCCTTCAGCACCCATAGAAAACCCACTTAGAGTTCTCATAAACTCCACACTAGATGCCTGCTGGCTAGCATTGATACCTGTACGGGCCTGTAAGGACATGAGCTGGTTAATCCCGTTAGTACCAAGCTTATAGTCTGTTAGGGGCATACGGAGATTATCCATAACCCCCCTCTGGCTCATGCCAGTAATTTGTTGCATTTGAAGTGTGGATTTATCAGCAGCTAGGGCGTAAGGTCTGGCATCTTCTACACGTTTATCTATTGCTTGAACGCCTACTTTGGCGAGTGTTCCTGCCATGCTTGCAAAGTTACCAGCACTAGTAAAACCACCACCTTCAATGCCTTTTTGCATAAAACCAATTGCCCCAGTTCCACCGGTTCCAGGTTTTCCTCCAAGATTATAGTTAGGAGCAGACCCTACTCCTGCTTGAAATCCTCCAGACACTCCACCCATTAAAGCTTTAAACCCACCCAACGCTGCAGCTACTGAATCTACTGCTGGAGTTACTGGTTTTGTATCGTGAGCTCTACCACCAACAATGGTTGTTCCAGCAGCACCTCGTTGTGCACCACCACCACCACCACCACCAGTACCGCCAGGACTGTTTTCAGTATAGCTTATAACCTGGGTTAAGCCATAGTCTTTTCCCATTTCTTTAAGGGCTTCAAGAGCTTCCTTAAAGTTAATGGCCATTTCTTTGGCCTCTTTGTTAATAGCTTTTACGGTATCTTGCAATCCACGAAGTGCCTGGTTGTCAAGGTCGATGCCAACAGAAACAGACGACATTGAACTAGTCTCTTTAGAGACTTGCTTATTAATCTCGTCTTCTGTCATTTACTGCCTCCGTCGGATATTCGCCATTTTGCTATACGGTACCAAAAGTCTCTTTGGCGGATAGTCATACTCCGTATATCATCTAAACTAAACCCTTTGTAGACAGTAGCGACGCCTTCGTACTCCCAGTATATACTTTTTAAGTTAGGCAAGTAGAAGTGATACCCAGTCTACATTCATTATGATGTCAGCGTCACAAGTGGCGCACTGGGTCTTCACCTCCCCAAGCTTGGGACCAACCTTTGGTCCTAGGATTTCCCCAAGGATGGTATTACGATCTTGCAATCCAAGATTCTTAGCCCACTCTTCGCTATACAGCGAGTCTTTGTGCTGATCCCAAATAACGCATCGGCTAATTAACAAAGTACTCTGCTGTGCAGTTGTTTCACCTTTAGCCATTGCCACATTGTCTGAGCCAACCGGGTATCTAAATTTTAACTGTGATCCGTTCTTTAGTGTAATTAAAAAGGGATCGCGAAGATTAAGAGTAGTTTCCTGCATTGGAAAGTCTTCTTCAATATTGATGGTTACTTCGTTAAGTGTATTGCAAGCTGAACATGGGTATTTAAAAGTACGCTCAGCTCCATAAGTGGCTTTTAATATAGCAAGAAGAAGTATGTCACGATCACCAGTGATTAGCTCTTCAATAATACTTTTAGTGTTTCTAACGTTGGTATCACCAATGCGTACAGTAGCCCTACTTACAAGAGTATTAACATACATAGCATACGTAATCTTTTTGTTGTTTTCTAAGGATGAAAGAAACTCCTCATCCTTACCATTAAGCTCACGTACTTCTGCTGTTGTTTGCCATTGTCCAGTAGTTGGGTTTAGCAAACCTCTCTGTAGTTCTACAATTACAGATTCGGGCAAAGAAATAGAAGGAGCTGGGTCCTTGAATGCCTCATCCATAGACTCAACTTCAGTTATATTGGTCATTTTATACTCCTTATAGTGGTTTTAACTTCTAGTTTTACGTGAGTGAACTTAAGGCTGAAATTTCAGTGGCAGTCCAACCAAGCTTAAATCCTTCATGGTGAAGGGTCATTTGTTGAACAATGATACCAGAGTCACCAGCAGAAAGATCACTAAGTGTGTAAGCGCCCGGCCAGCAGTCGTACAACTTAATACCAAGCCGTGGCTTACCAAGGTTAAGGGCATTAGAAGAACCTGGTTCTTGGTATGAACCAATTGAGTGAGGATGATCAAAAACAGTAACCAAAACATCACATCGGTAATCATTGCCATTAGTTGCTGTGGAATCTGAACCCAATGAAGCTGAGCTCCAAGAGTGTATAAACTCAGACCATTTCCATAAATGACTTTGATCTGAAATCACTCCACGACTGAAGGTCACAGGACCAAAGTCTGACTGACCCACTAGTTTATGAGTGTGGGTATTCATTCCACCCTCACGATAACCAACCATTTGGTGCTGAACTGAAACACCAGTCATAGCAGCAAACCCTAAGTTACCAATACCACTTATGGCAGTGGCTAGTCGGGTGTTTGCGGGTGGAACAATCTGTACTTGAAATTTAAAGTTACGTACTGGATCTGAAGCAGCTGAACGTGCCATTATGCATTCTCCTTATTAATTTGTTTCGATTGAGTTAGAACCACCGGTCCATTGGGACAGGTTAATTACGATAAATTCGGCTGGGTATTGCAAAGCAACTCCAACCTCTATATGAACTTCACCATTATCTACAGTTACTGCCGTATTGTTTGTTGAGTTACATACTACATAAAAAGCCTCGCTAGTGGTTGCTCCCTTAAGTCCACCCTTAGTCCAAAATTCTGAAAGAAGCCCAGAAATACCCATTGTGAGTTGAGTCCACAATCTTTCATCATTTGGTTCAAATACTGCATAGCTAGTTGAATCCTTTAAAGTTTGCTTCAAGTAGTTCAATGTTCTGCGAGCAGAGATGTACTTTCCGGGAGGAGCTTTATCTAGCGTGCGTCCACCATTAATAATGATTCCACCACCAGGTATTGCCTTTAAGGTATTAACGTTGTAAGTTCCATACAGAGTACCTGTTTGTGCTTCAGTAAATGTTGAAGCTAGTCCAATTGCATTTCTGACATTAACATTGACACCAGCAGGAGTTTTGGAGACATTACGTTCAATTTCTGTACGAACATACGCTCCGGCAATTGCTCCACCAGGGGCAGTCGTGCGAATAGCTCCTGGACCAGTTTTTGAAGGATCAACCATCAACAATGCTGGGTAATAAACAGCAGCGTAGTTTGAGGCAGTGTAGCTAGCCACAGTAGTTCCGCCAATTGTTGTTACGTTAGACTCAACCATATCAGGATCAATAATTACAAAGGAATTACCACGTGTCTGTGCTTTATCAATAAAAGCGTTAACAACGCTTGTACTAGTCTTATTAACAGCATTTAGAATCAAAACACCTTCAACGCTATCAAGTTGTGATAATGCTGCTGTGTAATCAGAATCTTGTGTTGCCGAACCAGCAACACCTAGTGTAAATGCTGTAGCTGTGCTCTTATAGGCCCATGAAGCATCTGCTGTTTCAGCAGCCACAGCTCCACCAACAACTACGTTATCTATATAACTTGAATAAGTATTTAAAATAGTAACAAAATAACGGTTAGATGAAATTTCTGGAGAAAGATCATTCCAACGTTCTACTTCAACTCCAGACAACTTAATAAGTAAGTTAAAAGTTGGGATTACTGAAGCAGTAGCTGCAGTAGATCCTGCTGTAAATTCCACAGTCAAATCATTACCCCAAACACCCTTGCTTATTGCATCAGCAGTAAACAGTACAGCAGAAGCTGAACCAGTACCATTTGGGTAATACGGAACGGTAATAGCAGCGGCAGCTGCGCTGGTTGAGGTAACACGCACAACATAGGCATCCTTACCACCATTTGAAAAATAATGGTAAACGGCAAAACCAAGGTCTGATGTTTGTGAAAGATCACCATAAAGAGTACGGTAATCAGACCAAGAGGTTACCAAGGTTGCAGTTGACGGTCCACGTGAAGCTTCTCCAAAGAAAGCTGCAGTAGATCTCGATGTATTTGAACTTTTGGGCTTTGATACAAAAGCCGCCTCTGACACATACACACCAGGGTTTTGATAAGTGGGCATTTAAAACTCCTCTGAAAGATTGGTTGCTGTAGGGAAATTACTATTAGTTTTTGTATTAAATTCTCCAACAAGGCTGAGAGCTAGTGGTACAGAACTAAAGTCTGTGTCAGCTATTTCAGCATTCATTTGTATTGTAAACACTTTTCTAAAGATACGTTTTCGGTATCCTGCTTCTCTATCTAAAAGGTCTGATGTAGACCAAGATTGAAGATCAAACCGACGAATTGTACCATCTTCTGGGATTTCAATAAAACCCGTTCTGAACGGTACAACTCTTCTTAATATTTTACTAGATAACTGCCTGTCATGTAGGGCTGTTCTGGTATAGGTGGTTACTTGGTACATTAAGTTTACTGGAATAAACGAATGTACTTTAAGAGCATGATTAGCAATATTTAAACTGGCTAACTCAGAGGAGGTCATTTCAGATGGGTAGTAATCTATGTACGAACTACCATTTGAAGCAGATACAGTATTACTATAGTAATAGTTAGTCTCAGACAACTGTCTGCGGGTATCGTGGCTTAGGTTTACCATTTCTATAGTAATAAAAGGGTATGCTTTTTCAGTTTCCCCTTCAGGGTACCTAAAGAAAACTTGAACCGCGCGCTCTTGGTTTCTATCATCAGATACAGTTAAATTACTAAATCTGTTTTTAACAGCAGCATCTTCTGCAAGCAAAAATCCCTTGTTAGGCATTATCTAATACCTATCTTTTGGAACTGTTCTTTAATTAAGGGAACCAACTCAGCTTGTGCTTTTACTGCAGCTGACCGCAATACGGGCTTAGGTGGGTTTTCAGAATCCCCAGATTCTAGAAGTTCAGCTTCTGGGTGATCAGATTTAATTGTTAGAGTCATTGACTTAGAGTCAAAAGTAACCTTAATAGTCTTTGCTATATCTGCACCCCATGAGCTAGCTGCATCTTTTCTGAGTTTAGTCTGATACTTTTTAACAGCCTTGTTTATAGAAGCTTCAACTTCTTTTAGGGTTTTCATGACATTAGCCATTGCGTGGGGAACAACGCCTTTAGTTGAAGAATGTGTAAGAGATGTGGGGTATGCAGTTTGTCCAGGCATAAGGACCTCTAACAATTCTAGGCGTTGACTGCTACAACGCACGTTGTAGCTACTATAATTTTAGCCTATCTCAGGTAAGGCTGCAGGCCATGGGAGGTTATTGCTAGACAACTCAGGAAAGCTAGAGTCATTAACAAATTCCTGGTCAACATAAAGTTCCTGTCCTTGAATTAACACAAAAACTTCACCCTTAACACGGCCTCTAACTGCGTAGTCAAACACTGAAAAGAATCTACCATCATACAAAAATACGTCATTAAGGTGGTTACGGTACTCCCAGACTGCTTCAATACCTGCGTTTCTCATGGCATTTACTGGGATAAACAAGTTCATTGTTTCTAAAGTTAATCGACCTTCAGGAATAGCTCTTCTTTGGTCTTCAGTTTCAGAAGCTAAAAGTGCAGGTAGAACCACTCCAGGTTTGTACTTACGACCACCAGTACCACTTGGGGACTCATCGTATACATCATCATACACACTAGTAGTATTACTACTTTCACCTAATGGTATAAATTCATACCAAACTAGGTACTCTTGTCCAGCTTCTTTATGACGTTTATTAAAGTGTTTATTTATTAATGAAAGTTCAGTATGCAGATTCATTAGTAAAACGCATTCGTAGTAGCACCTGTTGGAGGAGTAGTATCTATATAAACGTCCTCGCGGAGATTATCACCCTTGGTTTCTGGGGTAACAATTCCTTCATCAATTTCTGGCCATTGACGTTCCATAGGAGAAAAATCTCCAAGTTCTTTAGACTTGTAAAGTGGTACAAGGCGATTGGTGGTTCTAGAAGTACGGCGAAGGTTAAATACTTCTAGTCTGTCAAAACCAATATTAAGTGATGTAGCGTGACGTCTGTATTCACCCTCCCATTGAGACAGCAAAGATTGAACCATTCGGAAACGCTGACTGGCAGGAATATGCACTGACTCAGAGGTAATTACGTCAATGTCACGACTGTACTCAGTCATTAAAGCCCACAAAGCTTCACAAATAGCAGCAATTCCAATAGCGTTAATTACAACATCAGAAAGCTGTTCTACCGAGAGGTTAATGGTATGTAAGTGCTTTTCTAATGCTCTTTTAGTATAAAAAGACAAATCAGTAGGGGTAACCCACTCATAATAATAACCCTCAACCATAACTTTAGTGCTACTTGAATACGTTCCTGCAAGCCTTAAAATTCCATTACGTTCATCAACACTATATTGCGTTGGTGATAAGACTGAAGCAGAACCAGCACCAGACAAATAAACAGCTACCCATAGGGACTCAGAGTCAATATTAATATGATCTAATTCATAGGTGCGGCCAACCACATCAAAAGATGTTTGAAAGAACTTAGGGAAATCCCTGAGGTAGGTCCTTGCGATAGTCTCAATGTCTGCCTGTGTTGCCATATAACCAGTCTATCTCAAGTAGGGGTGTCAGCGGAGTCTTGACCTGGCACAGTCTTTTGTATTGGTTGGTTTACAGCTGGTTGTTCAGGGCGCATTGCGCCAACACTTGTTATACGCCTAATTCGTATTTGATCAGGAGTACCAGTTGGTTTTGGAAGTTTTTCTATCATAACGCGCGTATAAACCAACGCATGGTTACATAAGGAGGAATAACCGATAAAGAGTCACCAGTTCCAGTACTATTTGCAGTATCTCCAGTGCTAACACCTGTATTAGCACTAGCTGTGGATGTTGTTAGGCTTCCAGTATTACCAGTATAGTTATCAAAATCAATGTCATGTTTATGAGATACTGCATTTTTTAATCCTGTAGTGTAATGGACTTGCATACCACGTGCAGGGAAACCAAATCCAACATCGCTAGCATTTGCATCTGGAAGTATCGTAAGACCATCCGCTAACCCATTATTATTAACAGAGTGTGGGACTATATATCCAGTATCCCCATAGACTGTACCACTGGCAACGGTGAATGTGCCATTTATATACTCAGTTAATCTAGTAACAAATCCACCAGTGGTACCTGCCTGGTTATAACCATCTTGTACTTCTGGAAGGTGGGTGTGTACTCCACCTAGTTTAGTTTCCTGGTCTGCATGAGCATGATCCATTGTATGAGCATGGCTTCCAACAGGATGTGTGTGGTCATTTAAATCATGTTTGTGTGCAGGTAAATTACTTTCTGCAATAGATACTGAGCTACTACCACCGGTAGTTCCTGCAGTTCCTGATCCTTGAATAAACCCACTTGATAAGTTAGGCAATTTAAAGGTTGTGCCAACGTACGGTCCGTATGTTTCCCCTAGTAAATTCTTTAGCTCAGTGTAGTTTGTATTAGAAACATAGTCACCATTGCACTCTAACCAAAATGTTTTACCAGTTGGGTTAGGGGTTGTTACGTTACTTGGCCACATAATGATGGAGCCAATTGGTGTAACTGAACCAGAGTTATTTTGAAGTAGTAACTCAACCCAAGTTCCATTTGTTTTAATGAAAACACCAGAAGATGAAGCAACCTCAGTTGTTCTGTAATACAGGTCTCCATTATTACCAATAGTATTATCAGGGTTCGTGGACCCGCGTAAACTAGTAGTTGATGGAACGTTAACCCGTTTGTCTACTATGCATGCATTAGAAATTGCAGCAGCAGCATTACGAAATACCGTAGCTAACACAACATCAGTAGTTGGGTTATTTGCAGTGATATTACCAATGTTTATGTAATCCACTCCAACAAGGCTACTAAGTCTGCTAGGTGTTTTAGGAAAAGTTGGGTTAGTTGTGTCTTCAGGTCCAGAAACTACCACTATAGAAATTGCATTAGTTGTGGTATTTAAACGTGCAACAACTATGTCAAATCTATAGGTGGTAGTAATTGGTGCAGTAGGTAACGTTATTTGGTTAAAAACTGGAACATTATAGACAACCCCTTGTATAGCAACCGCACCTTGATCAACTTTAATAGTTGTACCAGTTACTGTTGATACGGCACAACCTGTAAGAACACCAGTTGAACGATCTCCTAATATTTGAAAATCAAGAGAATCTGGTTCAGACTGGTCAAGGGCAATAAAATTACTGCCATCAATATCGGTAGCGTTAGGGATTATGAAGGGCATGTATACCTCAAGCCATAGTGTCGTAAATGTTACCGTTATTACGGAGGTAGTTGAACAAGTCTTTTGGCAACTTGTAGCTCTTTCCGTCAACAAAATCAAACTTATCTTGACCCCAGAACATAATCCATGTTCCCTTAACTCTTGCTTTTACAAAATCAGGGTCAGACGAAGAAACAATGACGGGTTCGTCAATGACTACTTCATCGTGTTCTACGGGTTCTGCCCAATTTGTTGTGGTCGTAATCTTGCGAGCCATGATATCTCCTTGTAGTTATGTGCTTATAAATGGTAATGGGTGGGGGTTTCTGCCCCCACCCATATTACACCATTCGTACCCTTAAATGGGTTACGATTCCTTACCTTTTTTAGGTTCAGGAAATGGCGCCACCAAGCGTGTTGAGAATAACACGCGACTCGTGTGTGATCACACCAAAGCCCCAGATGGCGTACCAAGCAAGACCATGCTCACGACCAAAGTCAATGACACCACCGTCGCGCAGTTCAACCGGAAGGCTGATAGCGTGACCAAAGGAGTTGTCACCAATCATGATTGCGTTGTAAGCATCGGCGTTTTCTTGGAAGCCAGCAGTAGCACTGGAGTCAAGCGTTGAACCCATGCCGTAGAGGGGAGCGGCAGCTGCAGTAGCGTCCAAGCCCTTCTTAACCTGGGTGGTTTCAATGAACACGACGTCGTACAAGCGGCCAATTTCACCGAGCATGAAGTTGCCCGGAGCAGCGTACTTGGTGACTTCAATGAATTCCGGCCAGTCACGGAGCGAGCGGCTCTGCGACGGGTGAACGAAGCACACGTAGGTGTCGCCCAAACGCGGGATGTTCTGACCAGCAAGAACTTCGACTGCGTCCTTAATGGTTGCGGGGCTGAGGTAGCCAGGAGCCGAGGCTGAGCCAAGGGTACCAGCGTCGTACGGGCTGATTGCGCCACGTGCCGAAGCCGAGGTGCGACCGAAGACCACGCTCGGAGCAACAGCGTTGCCAGAATCGTAAGCACCAGAGGTACCGAAAGGAATGCCCTTCGAGTACAAGGTGTTACGAGCCTGGGCGTCCATGCTCTGTGCCATGTGGCGACCAAGCAAGCGTGAAGCTGAGGCCATGACGTCATCAAATGATGCGTTCAAAAGGAGCTCAGTAACTGCAACTGCCTGACCGTTTTCCTTAACGGTGATCTGGATCTGGCTGGCCGAGAGGGCCTTCGGATCCATACGCACGCCTTCACTCAGCACTGCACCAGTGTCATCATTGACGGTGAGGTTGTTGTAGCGCATGAAGTTGATGGTCAAACCAGGCTGAACACCAAGTTCGGTCTTCTTAACAGCGAACTGTTCGAA